TCAGCTTTCCTGCTCGTAAGCATTGAGGCCGGAGATGTCGCGGCCTTGGGCTCGCTTCTTCAGCAGCGGCACGAGGTCGTCCATGAGGGCCAGTTCCTTCTCGCGTCGCTCCCGCCAGCCGAGGTCGAGCGGCTCCATGAGGTCGGTGAGTTGCTCGCCATCGAAGATCATGCGCTTCAGGATGGCGTCCACGAAAGGTTGCAGCGCGGCGACGGGCAGACCGTGCTTGTCGGCAACGGCCGCCAGCTCCTTGGCGTGCTTCTCAGCCTTGAATCGTTGATACCCTTCTCGAACGGCCTTCTCGTCGAGGCCTTCGCCGGCCTGGAGAGAGCGGACGTACTCGGTGATGTCTTCACGCTCGTCCATGAACTTGGCGTCGGAGGCGATGAGGCCGATGAGCTGATCGCGAGTCATCTGCTGCTTGCCAGGCGGCTGCTGCGAGAACTTGGCGATCAGGTTCATGATGTAGTCGTAGTCGATGACGGCCGAGGCGAAGAGGACGAACTCGAAGTCCAGCTGATCAACAGCGGGAGTGGCCTGGTCGCCGCCCTTGCCCTGCTGGGCCTTGAGCCGCTGGGCGGTTTCCAGGTAGACGCCTCGGAATGCCTTGAGCTGCTCCTTGGGCAGCAACTGCTCGACTGTCTGCTTCTGCTCGTCAGTGAGATCGGTGTACTGGTCGAGTTGGGTCTGAAGACGCTGCACTTCCTTGAAACGCTGGATGAACTGACTGCGGGCGTCATCGCCCTTGAGGTTGGGAACGTCTTCGGGCTTGCACGTCAGTCCCTGCGACTTCATGAAGTTGTCCAGATCGCTGACGGCGGTTTCCAGTTTCTTGATGACGGCGGGTGCTTTGTCCACGAGCCAGATCTCGCGTGCCCTGTCGCCCTGGGCTCCCGAGAATAGTGCGATGGCTGCGTCGACAGCGTCGTTCTGGCGGCGGAAGTCGAGGATGTTGCCGTAAGGCTTCGTGGCATTGAGCACGCGATTGGTTCGGCTGAATGCCTGGATGAGGCTGTGGTGCTTGAGGTTCTTGTCGACGTACAGCGTGTTGAGGTACTTGGAGTCGAAGCCGGTCAGGAGCATGTCGACGACGATGGTGAAGTCGATCTTGTCGTCGTGCTTGTTGGGCAGGTCCTGATCGGGGAACTGCTGGTCCTTGATGCGCTTCTGGACGTCCTGGTAGTAAAGGTCGAAATCGCCGATGGAGTGGTTCGTTCCGTACTGGGCGTTGTAGTCGGCGATGATGGCCTTGAGAGCTTCCTTCTTCTTCTCCGGCTCCTGCTCGTTGTCGGCCTTCTCCTGCGGCAGGTCTTCCTGGATTTGCTGGATGTCTTTGTTGCCCTCGGCCGGCGGGGAGAACACGCAGGCGATACTCAGAGCGGCGAACTCGGGGTCCGCAGCCCGCTTCTCGGTCTGAATCGCCTTGAACAGGTTGTAGTACTCGATGGCGTCGTTGATCGATGCGGTAGCGAGCAGCGCATTGAAGCGGCGCACGCCCGTGGCGGCGTCATGCTTGTCGAGAATGGCTTCGACGACAGCCTTCTTCGTCAGCGTCTGGCCGGCTTTGGGAGCATCCTTTCCGTCGGGCTTGAAGTAGTCGACGTGGAAGCGGAGGACGTTCTGATCTTCGATGGCGTGGGTGATGGTGTACGCGTGGAGTTCCTTCTGGAACAGGTCCTCCGTGGTCAGCAGCGTGGCAACGTCGCCTTCGACCTGCTTGATCGTAGCGTTCTCCTGGAAGATCGGCGTGCCGGTGAAGCCAAAGAGCTGGGACTTGGGGAAGAATGCCTTGATGGCCTTGTGATTGTCGCCGAACTGCGAGCGATGACACTCATCGAAGATGATAGCCATCCGCTTGTCGCGCAACGGCTCCAACTGCTCCTTGTACGTCGCCTGGCCGTTCTTCCTGTTCTGCTTGTTGCGGGTGCTGTTCTCGTCCAGTGCCAGGCCAAGCTTCTGGATGGTGGTGACGATGACCTTGTCAGCGTAATCGGTGGACAAGAGACGGCGCACGAGAGCGCCGGTGTTGGTGTTCTCCTCGACACAGCCTTCCTGGAACCGATTGAACTCCTCACGCGTCTGGCGGTCGAGGTCCTTGCGGTCTACGACGAAGAGGCACTTCTCGATGTCAGGGTTGTCTTTGAGGAGCGTGGACGCTTTGAACGAGGTCAGCGTCTTGCCGCTGCCGGTCGTGTGCCAGATGTAGCCGTTGCCGCAGTTCTGGTGGATGCACTCAACGATGGCCTTGACCGCGTAGATCTGGTACGGCCGCATCATGAGCAGCTTCTGCTCACTGGCAATCAGGACCATGTAACGGCTGATCATCTGGCCGAGGGTGCACTTGGCGAGAAACTTCTCGGCAAAACTGTCGAGGTGGGTGATCTTGGTGTTGTCTTCGGCCGCGAACTGATAGAAGGGAAGGAATCGCTCGTCGGCATTGAAGCTGAAGTGACGGGCGTTGTTGTTGGCGAAGTACCAGGTGTCCGTGCGGTTGCTGACGATGAACAACTGAACGAAGCAAAGAAGCGTTCGCGTGTAACCGTTGCCCGGATCGTTCTTGTATTCGACGATCTGCTCCATCGCCCGACGAGGGCTGATGCCGAGGGTCTTGAGTTCAATCTGGACAGCAGGCACGCCGTTGATGAGCAACAAGACGTCGTAGCGGTGATGGCTGTTGTCGGTGTTGATTCGAAGCTGGTTCACGACCTCGAAAGCGTTCTTGCACCAGTCCCGGATATTGACGAGCGTGTAGTTCAGGGGCGTGCCATCATCGCGGGTGAAGCTATTGCGCTCACGGAGGGTCCGAGCAGCGGTATAGACATCGGGCGTGATGATCTCATCAAGCAGCCGCTGGAACTCCCCATCCGTCAAGCGAACATGATTGAGCGCCTCGAACTTCTCGCGGAAGTTCAGCTCCAGCGCTGCACGGTCCCGGATGTCCGGGCGGTGCTGATACTTTAGGTCGCAGAGCTTCTCGATGAACTGCGTTTCTATCTGGGCTTCCAGCGTGGTCATGCTCAGTTTTCCTCGAAGCTCTTCTGGATCAGCGGCTTGGCCTTCTCCAGGTCGTCTAGGTTACGGATGGTCAGCTCGACGTCGCCCGCCCCATGGTGCCCGACGCCGCGAACGTCACGGGAGAAGCCGTCCTCCATCGCGACATCCTCGGGGTCCAGCGGAAGCCACATGAGCAGGCTGTTCTTGCCGGTCTGAAGCTGGATCGTGGCGAAGTTCTTCAGGCGCTTGCAGGCGAAGTACCACTTGAGGGCCTTCACCTGCACATCGTCGCCAAGGTCGGTTACGTGGTCACGCACGGCCTGGAACAGCTCCTTTAGCTGCGGAGCGGCCTTGGCCAGGTACTCCTCCTGCGTCGTGTACTGCTTGGGGCCGTCACCGTCCTTGTCGTCGCTCTCCTCTTCCGGTTCGGCGGAGACGACGTTCACCAGGTCCAGAAGGAGGAGGTCGCCTCCAAAGAAGGTGTAGCGGATCAGCTCGATGTTCCGGTTGATCTGTTGAATGGCGTGGATGTCGTAGCGGGTGAAGTCCTCGGCGATGCAGAGCAGGCGAGGCGCGCTCCAGTCGATCTGGTCGGCCGCGTCCTGGCCGAAGGCCTTCTGCCCCAGAAGCTCGAACTCGGCCCGGTGGTCCATCAGCCAGTCGAGGTAGAAGAGGCCTTGGTTGATGACGTTGGCGTTGGAGTTACGCTTGTACCCGATGATCGTCGGGCAGCCGTTCTCATCGAGGCCGAGGGTGTCGATGCGTCCGGCGTGGGTCTTGCCCGTGGAGTACTCAGTCGCCACGAACCGAACGTGCAGGAAGGTCTCGAGGTGCTTCTCGATCAACGTCTGGAGCTTCTTCTCCAGCTTGACCGGCTTGCCAAGCAGCTCCTCAGCCGAACCGTTCGTGATGCGGAACAGCTTCACGTCGCTCATTTCGTCTTCGCCTTCCCGGTTGTGCCTGGGTGCTCTCCTAGCCACTTGTCGATGGCAGTCTTGTGGAACCACAGTATCGGCCGATCTTCTGGCCGCGAATCTTGCCCTCTTGGGCAAGCTTGTATGCCGTCGATCGGGGTATGCGGAGGTACTCGGCGACCTCGATCAACGTCATCACGTCCGGCACGCTCTTCTTCATGGCCGCCTTCCTTCACAGATGGGCTGGGGCCCCTGGAAGTGGCGGTAGTGTGGCAGCTATTGCCTGTCGCTGTCAATTGATCGACTGCTTGCGATGCAACGGCATTGTCCGCCTGAGGGGTGACAGGTGTGGTCGCACCTGAAACAAAACACCCCGCCAGCCGTGAGGCATAGCGGGGCGCTTCCGGGGGCTGGGTTGTGCCGTCATTTTACCCGCTGTACTCCCAGCACCAACTCGGGATGACGCGCGGGAACGCGCCCGTGCCGCCGTACCAGCCATCGGCGATGTCCCAGGTCACGGTGCCCGGGAAGATTTGCACCCGCGACAGCCAGCCCTGGTAGGTAACCGTCGAGCCGGATTGGATGAACCGCGTGATGTACGTGTCGCCGGTGCCACCCAGCGGCATCTTGGTGTTGATGGCGTTCCATGGCACCCAGCTCTCGTTGTAGATGGTCGGGTCGGACGCGCTCATGTGATAGAAGAAGCTGCGGAACGGCTGATAGGCGTTGGCGCGAACGATGATGTCGTCGCTCAGCGGCGACTTGGAGACCTTCTGCCAGTAGCGCGAGGTGCTGCTGTTGAAGAAGTTGGACGTGGAGCCCTGGCCGAAGCTGGTGGTCCAGAGCTGAGTGCCGGTGGGTCCGATGGAGGTGATGATCGGCTGGTCGAAGGCACGGTTGCCGCTGACGACAGTGTTGAGGCCGACGACCAGGGTCCTGCCCAGCGAATCCGTGGCAAGTTCACCAGGCTGGCTCGTGCGCGTGCTGGCAGTCCAGAGTTGGGCGGGGTTCTGACCCACGAGGCCGTAGCTGCGGACGACGTCGATGGTGCCGGCCTCGTTGCCGACCGACATGGTGCGGTTGAGGGCGGGGTAGCGCCCGGCGGCTTGGGCGGTGGTGGTCCACCAGCGTGTGGTGTGGACCTGGTTGCCGTCGGCGTTGTACTCGAACCCGGCGAAGACGCGGCCGTTCTGAGTCACGATGAGCAGGTTCGTCCGCGGGATGGCGATGTCCCAGACGACAGATCGCGTGGTGACATCCATCCTCAGCAGGCGGAAGTTCGTCACCGTGGCGTCCTGCCGCAGGCAGTAGAGCCGACCCATGGCATCAATGCCCACCCCCGTGACGACCGCCACGGGCGTGGCGAAGGTCGTGTCCCACAGGAGGGCCCCCGAATCGGCGTTGATGGCACCGATGCCCACCATTCCGGGGGCGGCGGCGCGGGTGTGCGCGAAGTAGAGGGTGCGGTTGATGCCGATGTAGGACCGAGCGCCCAGCGGCGACTGCACCCACGCACCGAGGTTCGATTGCTGGGGCACCAGGGGCATCACGCCTCCTCCTGCCGCAGCTCAGCCCAGGCGCAGCCGGCGCGGTTCAGGTCCAGCCACGCCACCGCTTCGTTGCCAGGGGCAGGAAGGGTCACGCCCGTGACGGCGGGCGCGGCCTCGATGACTTGGTTGACGGCGTGCTTGGGGTTGACCACCCAGCGTTCGCTGCCGCCGTTGACGTCGATGGTCTGCTCATCCACCGCGGTGAAGCTGGTGACGCTGGCGTAGTACTGCTGCAGGAGCGTCAGGTCGTGACGGAGGCTTTCCCACTTGGCGACGTAGATGTCGGACTCACCTTCGGTGGCCGAGGCGGCATCCCAGGTCCGGCAGCGGAGGTAGTTCGCAAAAACCTCTTTGATCCGCATGGGTTGCGTGGAACTGCCCACACTGCCGAAGCGGATCACGGCGAGGTTCGTGGGCTCAGGGGGAGGGCTTCCGGGGGTGCCGGCGTTCTCAATCCAGATCAGTTCGACGGGTCCGGACGAAGCCGCAGCCAGGTAAGCCGGGCCGGTGGCGTCGGCAGCCAGAGCGGCGTGGGTGGGGTTCAGGAGGTTGGTGGGGTTGAGCACGCGGGCCGTGGTCACACCGCTGAGGGCGACCTTGCCGATGGCACCGGCGGCGATGGGTTCGATCACCACCACGAACCGCTGAGCATGATCGGCCACCGTGGGCGCGACCAACGTCAGCACCACCGGTGAGCCAAAGGCGTCCCCTTGGTCCACGGGCAGGAAGACCAGACCGAACACACCCGCGACAGACCAGCGAGCCAGGTCGGCACCGCTGTCGTTGCGGCCGTAGACGAAGTGGTCATCGACCCTGACGCGCGAGCCTCCGGCGTTCAGCCGCTCCTGCTGGTACGCCTGGGCCATCTCGCGCACGGCATTCCACTCGGCCGCACGGAAGGCCAGGCGATCACCGGGTTGGACACGGTGGAAGGTCATGACGGAATCCGGGGGTCACAGGTCCAATAGGGTCCAGTTGCCGTTGCGGTAGACGCGTTCGACGTAGACCGCGATCGGCCGCACGATGAGCCGTTTCGCCACGGCGTCCTCGGCCTTGGCGTAGTACGCCCACAGGTACTCCCACCCGGCCTTGGCAATGTCGGTGATCGTGCCGATCGACAGGCCAGTCACATTCGGCGACGCGGCGAATGCGTGGGTGATCTCCCAGGGCTGGCCGCTGCGCTTGGTGCCGGCCGCGCCCAGGTACAGACCCTCCCCGGCGGCGAGCGTGATGCTGGCGTCGTCGTCGGTGGCGAAGGTCACCGGGGCAGCATTCACCGTGGCCGTCAGGCCGTACAGGTTGCCGATGTAGGTCTGGTCCACCGTGTTGCGGATGTCCACGATGTTGAACGAGAAGACCGGGACGTTGATGTCCACGCCCTGGGGCCCGTTCTCGTCCACGTTGATGGCCCCGCCGAAGTTGGGCGGCGCGAAGCTGGCGCTGGCCGCCGGGTAGGTCGCCACGGTCTGCAATGACTGCGTGATGTGCTGGGTGCCGCCACGAGTCTCGAAGCTGAAGGAGGTCGCTTCCTCCACCGCACCGCTGCGCTCGCGCGGCGCGTAGATGGCGCGGCAGTGCCACAGGCCGTTGGAGGTCTCCTCAACCTCGCAGGAGGAGCGGTAGAGCTTCAAGGATCCGATGTCGATGGAGGATGGGCTTTCGTCCTCGACGACTTGCCGGGCCTCCACGGGGCTGTCGGTGTCGAAGACGGTGTAGAGCCGCTCGGCACCTTTGTCCGAGAGCGACCAGCCGAAACGGTCCTGGATCGTGGCGGGCATGGCTCAACACTCCATCAGTCGAAGGCCAGGCCACCGGCGCGGGCGGCGTCGGCCAGGCGCTTGGTGTGATTGGCGGTCTGCTCGGTGGCGGCGGCGATGCGGTCCTGGGTGCGCGTGCCCATGAGGCTTTGGATCGCCGCGGCGTTGAACGTGCCGCGGACCTCGGTGCGATCGCCCACGGCCGCTAACGTGTCGCCGAGACCGGCGAGGCGGTTGAGCAGATCGTCGAAGCCACCGGGTGCTGCCGTGGGCGCGGCGGATTCCGCGTCACGCCGCTTCTGCGCCGCCTCGTCCAGCGCGCTGCGGTACTCCTTCCGCGCAGCGTCGAGCGCGGACATGGATTCATCGATCTGCTTCTGGTAATCCTGCCGGCGCTGGTCCTGCGCCGCCTGGGCGGCCTGGTCCAGGGCCTGCTTCTGGGCCTCGTACTCGCTGCCGATCTTGCCCAGGTCCTGCTGGCGCTGCTGCTCGCTTTGATCGAGTGCCGTCTGGCGCTGCTGCTCGATGTTGCCCTGGTCCGCCTGCTCGTTCGTGCGGGCGATGTTGATCGCCATGTCCACGTCGTAGGACTCGTCGAAGAACCTCCGCAGGCGATGCAGCCCCTCTTCGACCTTGAGCTGTGCCTTGCGGAAGCCGGCCTGCATCCCTGCCGTGAACTGCGTCCACCCCTCCGCCAGGAAGCTGAGTGTCTGCACCCATACCGCGCGGAGGCCATGCCAGGCGGCGGCCAGGGCCTTCACCGCCCCGTAGAATGCGTCCGTGGCGATGTTGAGGAAGAAATCCTTGAACCCCAGCCACAGACCCTGGAGGTACTGGATGCCGCGCTGCCACTCGACCTTCAGTGCGAGCCACAGCACCCGCGCCGCCAGGGCAATGTCACCAGCAGCCAGCGCGTCCGCGATGCCCTGATAGGCCACCAGCGCCCTGTCCTTCAACGACTGGAACTGTTCGCTGAGCCAGGCCAGGGCCTGACCCGCGACGCCCGTGCTGTGCGCAATGTATGCGCCCAGGGCCACGGCACCGGCAATGACCAGGCCCACCGGCGACAGCAGCGCAGCCAGTGCCGTGCCCAGGACGCCAATGGCGGCACCCGCGCCGGTGATCACGGCCGCTACACCGCCGAAGGCGGCAGCCAGCCCCTGGATCGCGTAGCCGATGCCGACCAGCGCGACACCCGTGGCCACGCCGGCGACGGCCAGCTTGGTCACGCTGACGATCAGGTTGCGGTTGCGGTCGATCCACTGCACCGCCTGCACCACGACCCGCGTGATGGTCTCGGCCAGGCGGGTCAGGGTCGGTGCCAGGGCAGCGCCCACCGCGAACGCGGCGCGCTTGATCACCTTCCACATGACGTCAAGGGTGTCCCCGAAGCGCTCGGCATCCCGTGCCGCCTGCGTGCTGAGCGTCAGGCCCAAGGCCCGGGCCTGGTCCTGCAGGGCCTCGATCCCCTTGGCCCCGTCCTTCATTAAAGGAATCAGTTCCGCACCACCGCGGCCGAAGATTTCCATGGCGGCAGCAGCGCGTTGGGCCGGGTCGGGGATCTGCGACAGCCGGTCGGCGATCAGCTTGAACATCTGGTCAGGCGTGAGCGCCTGCAGTTCATTGACCGTGAGCCCCAAGGTGGAAAGCGCATCGACCGCCGTCTGCGTGCCGTTGGCTGCTTCGACCACGGTGCGCTGCATGCGCCTGACGCCGTTCTCAAACGATTCGAGGTTCGCCCCGCTCATCTCGGCGGCGAAGGTCAGCTCTGACAGCGACTCCACTGCGATGCCGGTACGGTCGCTGGCCTTGGCCATGGCGTCGCCCATGCCGATGAACACCTTCGACGTGGCGAGCAAGGGCGCAGCCACGGCGGCACTGGCGGCAGTGAGCTTGCGGCCGATGCCGACGACACCCTCGCCGAAACCATTCAGCTTGGCCTGCGCCGCCTTCAGCCCGCGCACGAGCCGGTTGTCGCTGACCAACAGCTCGACGTAGGCCGAGCCTGCCTTGATGCCGCGTGCGGAGACCATGACTCAGCCTTCCTGCCCCCGGAGGTAGCGTCGGAACCGGGCCAGCGGCACCCGCGTCTCGTGCCGCAGTTGCCCGCGCGAGTCGAACCGCTCGAACAGCGCGTACTCAAAACCCTCAGCAGTCAGGCACAGCGCCATGGCCCACCAGTCCGCTGGCTCAATGCCGGCTCGGTTCGACGCGCTGTGCGGCAGGTGGTAGCCGGCGATCTCGGCCACGTTGCCCTCGTGGCGGAACACCGTGCAGGACCGATCGAACGGTAAGTGGAGCGTGTGGTCGTAGTCGCCGGCCCCGATGCGCAGGCAGCCGCAGTCGCGGCTGGTGTTCCACTGGATGGTGGCGCGGCGGTTGAGAGGCATGACGGTACTCAGGGTTGTAATGCGCCGGCCGAGGTTCCCCTCGACCGGCGCGTGGGGGTTCAAAGCAGACGGATCAGTTCGTGCACCAGCCACCAGCAGAACCCGGTCCCGAGGATGGCCAGCAGTACGAACCCGATCCACACGAGCCGCTCAGCGGCGAAAGAACTCGGCCACCTTCTGAGCGTGCGGGGCGACCGTCGCCTTGTCGCCGATGGCGTTGGCCACCGCGGCGGTGCGGGCGATGCGCTGCCAGGCCGCGAAGAGCTGCACCTGCAGGTCGGCGTAGCCGATCCAGTCGTGCACATCGATGGTCTGGTCGTGCTCGCCGACACTCACCGTGGCGATCAGGCTTCCGAGGCGGGTCGCCACGATGGGCTTGGTCGCCTCCACGGCCTTGGTCAGCTCGGCCAGGATGAGGGCTTCACCCTCGGCGCTGCCAGCGTCGGTCAGATCGGTGTGCTGGGCGTCACCGCAGTACAGCCCGACCACGACCATGTGCTTGCTCCCGCCCCCGGAAGTGGGCGTGTCGGTCACGGGATGGTCCAGAACGGCATCGATCATGATGGAATCCTCCAGAAAAGGAAGGTGATTGGGCAGGGAACACGACGTCACGTGCGGCTCAAGACTGAATGACAGGCGGCGCTCGCGAGTCCGCGCCGCTCGGCTTGTTGGCCCGCAGCTTCACGATGTTGTCGATGCCGCTGGTGAGGTACAGGAGCGCCACGCCGCCGATCAGGGCCAGGAACAACCAGCTGTACTGCTCGAACAGCGTGGGCAACCACAGCAGCACCAGGCCCACGCCCATGGCGGCCAAACTCGCACCGATCGGGACCACCGGCACCCACGATCGCACCACCAACAGGCCGGCCCCGAGCACGCACAACGCCACCCCCGACCAGGTGATGATGCCGGACCGCTTTACTGCGGCATGGTCGATCGGCTGGCGAGCGCCAGTGGAGGCGTGGATGATCGGGACCATCGGCTCGGCGCGATCCTCTTGCTGCAGCGTGGCGGGCTCGACGGCCTTACCCGGCTGCTCGACGATCACGCGGCGGATCAGGCCCCGAGCGGGGTCGTGGGTTTCGGTGACGATGCGGCCGGCTTGAACGCAGCCCGAACAACTCACCAGCGCGACCACCACCGCCGCGATGACGAACCACGTGCTCAACCTCATGGCTTGCTCCCTTTGGGGACACCTGGAGCGGACTTGACGAACACGTCCTTGAGCAGGCGGATGCTGCCCGGCAGCGGCTCCGCCTCAGCCTGCTTCCGCTGCTCAAACGGGTCGAAATCCGATGGCTTAAAGGTCTTGGTTGAAGTCGAACTGGACTTGCCGCCCATCGCGCGGGCGACGTTGGCGATCATGGCCAGCAGGGTCGAGGTCCGGCCCCACGCTTCACGCTGGCGGGCCTCGGCCATCCAGACCAACTCACGCAGCGTCAGCGGACCAGGGTCAACCGCGGCGATCCCGCCGAGCTCGGCGATGAATCGGGCGGCGTTGCCCCCGGAATGTCGCCTTCGAGGTCGCCCATGGCTTGCTCCATCGCCCGATCGATCTGCGGGCTGTCCAGGCGACGCTCCGCCAGGTCGATCACCCGGGCCTCCAGCGACCGCAGCTTGCGAAGCGCCTTGTCGAGCACGCGGCGCTTCGCTTGCGGGAAAAAATCCACCAGTTCCTCCAGCAACGCGGTCGTGCCCGCGTCGATGGCGTCGCCCGCCATGGCACGCCCAAAATCCTCGTCGCTGACGTTCCGCGGGTCGGCCTCAGGCTTGCAGACGGCGTAGAGGATGTCGCACAGCAGGATGGGGTCGCTGCTCAGCTTGCCCAGGAGGCCGCCATCACGCGGGTCGGCATCGCCGTTGACCACATCCAGCAGGTTCACGCCGGTGAGGCCCTTGACCTGCTTGATGGCGTTGACGTTGATGGCCACGGTCCAGGTGCGGCCGGCGTTGTCATGGAACGTCTTCATCAGGGCGTACCTCCTTCAATCCAGGCCGGAGCGCGGGTCGAGTACGTGGGTTTCACCGTCACGCTGACGGTCACCGCTTCCTCCAGCGGCTCACTGCGGCTGAAGTTGGTCACGCTGAAGTCGGCGTCCAGACCCTCGCCGTTCTCGCCGTCGAGGATGGCCAGGGCGATGGCGGTGTTGTTGAAGTAGGCGTTCTTCAACGCCGTGAAGCCGGTGTCATCCGTGTCCCAGACCATCTCGAACTCGACCGTGCCGCTCTTGAGCGTGGCCACGATGGCACGCCAGCCCTGGTTGGCGCGGGTGGTGACATCCGCCTCGCCCTTTTCCAGGTTGAGCGTCAGGTCCCTGACGTTGCCCATCACGGTGTCGGCAGTAGTGCCTGCCGGACCGTGATAGAGCTTGCATTCCGAACCGAGCTTGATACCCATGGCGAATCTCCTTCCCCCGGAATCTCAGCGCACCGACCCAGCCCAGAACTTGGGCAGGCGGTCGAGGTTCTTTTCCAGTGCCGGACCCATCAGCGGGCGCTTGGGATACATCTGCTTCCGAAAGCGCCCGCCGAACTCGTGAGCCATGGCCGAGGGTCCGACCAACTCGTGCGTGGGGCCGATGACGACCTTCTGCTTGCTCTTCTCCACCGCGTACACGACCGCACGCTTGAGCTGACCCTGCCTCGTGTGCGGCGGTGCCCCCGGAAGCGAGGGCTTCTTGCTCTTGCGGATGCTGCGCTTGGCGGTGAGCCGGATGGCGGCACCGGCGTGGCCGAGGTTCTTGAAGGTCGAGCGGTCCGCCGCCCACTTCACGCGCTTGGCGTCGAAGCCCTCACGCGGCTTCAACTTGACCTTCATCTCGACCATGGCTCACTTCCGGGGGCTACGCGGGGATCGAGCCGCCCAGGTGCGCCGCCACCTGCGTGGCCAATCGATCGATGGCGGCATTCAGGCTCGCGGGTGCCGAGGTGGCCCAGGCGCTGCCCGAGGCCCCGTCGCTGGAGCCGTCCACGTAGGGCTTGAGCGCCACGAGGCCCGAACCGTTGATCTCGATCGTGGTGTCATCGACCGCCACGCTCCAGGTCGAGCCATCGGCGGTCAGGCCAGCGCCGGCGACCACTTCGAACGCCGGCAGCGCCGCGATCTGACCCTTCAACTCATCAATCGCCGCCTGCACATCCGTGGCGGTCAGGCCGCTGGCGGTGTTGTCGAAGCTGACGCCATCCGCAGCCATGGCGCTGAGGTCGGCCGCCAGTTCATCGATGGCCGCCTGCGCCGTGACCGCGGTCAAGCCCGAGGTCGTGTTGACGTAACCCACCTGGGCTGAGGGCACGACGCGGCCCAGCAGGGCCGAGCTCGCCACCGTGACCGGCACGGGCGACCCGTCAGCCTTGGTCACCACGCCCAGGAGAACCGTCGCACCCGCCGCGGCGTCGATGCCACCCGTGCCGCCCCCCGGAAGTTGCCCGGTGTTGACGTCGCGCAGGCTGATCACGCCCGTGCCGCTGTGGGTGACGATGTGACCGTTGCCGCGCGGGTTGGCGTAGACCGTATTCAGGTGCAGACCAGCTGTGCCGGCCAAGCTGACCAGGTTCGTGTCGGTGCCACCGGCGACGGTGAGTTCGCCACTCCACAGGGTGACCGAGGCGCTGCCGGACAGGTTGATGGCGGCCGCCGAGCCGCCCCAGACGTTGGCACCGCGGAGGTTCATCCAGCCCCGGTCCATGCGGATGGCGTGGCCAGTACCGGAACTGTGCACGACGAAGTTGGTGTGCCCCACGCCATACAGGCCGAACGAACCGCCGCCCACCGCGTCCACGTAGAAGGCGTCGGTCGCCTTGCTGTTGGTGTGGAACTGCATGTCGCTGACGTACATACGGATCTGGCCGGTGAAGCTGGCGTGGCCCTGCACGTGCAGCACCTGGGCCGCGCCGCCAGTGACGCCGGCGAAGCAGAGGCCGCGCATGGCGATGAAGTTCACCGAGCCATTGCCGGGTGCGTCGATGCGCAGCGGCGGCAGGATGATGGTGTTCGCCGCGCTGACCGAGTCGCCCACGATGGCCAGGCGACGCGCCGCCGAGGCGTCGGTGGGCAGCGTCATGACCAACTGGCTGGTCTCGGTGACGTAGGCCCTGGAGGGGGCGAGCCGCAGCACGCCGGTGACTTCACCGCTGACGGCGGTCAGCGCCATCAGGGCGTCGAGGCCCGCCTGGGCGGTCTTGTACGGCAGGCTGATGGAACCGTCGGCGGTGTAGGTGTCGGTGCGATCGGGATCGACGTGGATCATGCGGGTAACGGGGATGACGCCCCCGGAACCGCCACCTTCCTCGGGGATCTCCGTCAGCAGGGCCAGCACGCGACCCTCGGGGTCGGCCAGCCGGTCGCTGCCGGGGGTCCACTGGTCCTGCTCGTGCAGGACGACGCCGTCCAGAACTTCGCCGATGAGTGCCTTGCGGTCCGCCATGACAATTCTCCGTTCGTTACTCGGGAATCTGCGTCCCGACGTGTTGTTTCAAGAGCCGGGCGATGCGGGCGATCGCCTCATCCGTCGTGCTCGGCACCGTGCCGGACCAGGTGCTCGTCTCACTCGCGCCACCGGCATACGCGCCGATGCTTGCTCGTTCCTGCGTACTGATCACCTGCCCGCTTCCGGGGGCGGTGAGCTGGTCCAGCACCGCCTTGTTGGGGTGGGTATGGTCTGAACCACCGGTTGAGCCGCCACTACTGAAATAGCCCATGGTTCACCATGTCCCGCCGATGACGCTCACCAGGTCGTTCGCTGCACCCTTGACCTCGATGTTCGCGAGGTTGACCCGCTGGAAGTCGTGCCACTCCCCCGGCACCCACGGCACCTCATGCGCCGGCTCCGCCTTGGTGCGGAACAGCACGGTGGCGGCATTCGTCGGCGGTGTGCTGATGGTCACGGAGGCCACCAGCTTGCTTGGCGAGAGCGGCTGCCACGCCGTGGTCACCACCAGCTTGCGAAGGATCACGTTGTTCACTGCGCGGTCCTCCACGTGAGGGTGATGACACTGGTGAATGTGCGGAACTGCTCCAGGTGCTCGGCCGAGTAGATGGGCTTGTTCTCGGTTTTGGTCCACACGGCTTCGACGCTGCTCAATCGCCGGCGCGAGAAGAACTGCCCGATCCGCTCGACCAGGGTCATCAACGCGTCCAGGCTCGCCTGATCCGCATCGTTGACCTTCTGCTGCACCGCTACGTCGATCTGCACGTCGTGCTGATTGCCCGCCCGATTGGCTGGCGTGATGACGATCCCGCGCGGCACGACCGTGACCTTCAGGTCCGCCAGATCCCGCAGGTCCACCACCGGGCGGTAGTGGCGCTCGGCCACGAAGCCGCCTGGGATCAGCGTCGGTGCCGCCGTGTTGAGTTCGGTCACCACGGCGTCGGCGATGTCCGTGATCACGCTCACGGGTTGCTCCGACTGGGCAGGTTGTTGCGAATCCATCGGACATCCGCGGCGATCTCGGACGTCTGCTTCTCGATGGCGCGGAGCCGGGCCTCGTGGTCATCCACCCGCGCGACGGTGGCGTCGACCTGCCGCACCAGGCTGGTCCGATCCGCCGAGGCGGCCCACACCGCGCCGACGATCGTCGCCGACCAGGTCAACAGCAGACCCACCAGGGCCACGCTCCAGCGTTTGCGTTCGTCGTCGCTCATGGCCCTGGGATCTCCTTGGTGTGAATCCGCAGCGTCAGTCGCTGCGGGTCGCTGAAGCGCCAGTCCGGCTCGCCGCTCCCAGGGCCCATCACCTCGTGCGTGACACCGTTCGATTCCACGATTTCGTCGCCGCGTTGCGGCAGCGTCTGCTCGCCGTTGAGCACCAGGTCCGCGGCTCGGATCAGGTAGTCGCGACTGACGTACCGGGTCGTGACGCCGAACCCATCACCGGGGGCATCGAGCCGAAAGATGGTGCGCCCGATCGTGGCCTGCACCTGCACGCTCTGGTCGCCGCGGCGGTACGTCACCGTCAGGGTGAGGTAGCGATGCCGCTGGTCCTCGAGCCAGGCAGAACCTTGTGCAAGCAGGTCGGCCACGATCGGGGCTCCGCGCTGGTGGGGTGGCTACTGGGACAGACGGGCACGGACGGTGGTGTCGGCATCCACCGCGGCACGCACGGTCTTGCCGATGAGCTTGCCGCCCGCGGCCGTGGTGTTGGCCTGCGTCACAGAATTGTGCCAGTAGACATTGACGCCCGCGGCGATGGCGCTGCCGGTTCCAGTCGCCTTGGGGAAGTCGAAGACGCCGGTCACCGCCAGGGCACCCAGCGTGCCGGCGGCGATGTCCAGCTTCGCCACGCCCACCAGGTCGTTCTGCACCACCACGTCACCGGCGGCAACGGCGCTGGAGGGAGTGAAGTCGAGGCTGTCGCCGTCATGAATGAACTTAACTCGGCTCATGATTTCTCCGATCAGGTTAGAAGTGCGGGTGATTCCTTAGCCCGCGAGATGGGGCGGACGGGAAGAAGCAGGGGTTGGACGGGAGGCACACCCGGTGACCAGGTGTTTCACCGGGTGTGTTGCTACGCGGCTATAGGACTAAAGGCCTAGGCCTCGCCCTTCATCTTCAGCGCGCCGCGGAAGTCCTGTTCGCGGACGCCAACGTCAATAAATCCGCGGAATTGCACGCCGAGCGTGGAGAAATCTGCGTCCGTCTTTTCGACGGTGGGACGGTCCACGCCGTTGAGGAACGCGATCTCGATCGCCGGCAGCCGGTTGGGGTCGGTGAGCAGGTACCAGGCCTTGCTCGAGGCACCAGGGAAGCTGGTGTTGGAGAGGTAAGTCGAACTGACCACCTCGTACTTACCCACGTGCGGGTTGCTGGCCGGCTTGGGCTTGTTGGCCGTGGTGGTCTCGTTGACCTGCGGGCTGGTCATCAGCAACTGGGCCGGCACCTTCAGCGCGGTGGGGACCAGCAGCAGCGTGGGCTGGATGCCCAGCGG